CGGTGAGGTTGATTTCGGAAGGTAGCAGATCGGTATTCAAGCCCATCGAGTTGACGGCTATGCACTCAAATTCTTCTTCTTCGTAATCATCACCAGAAACAGCCAGTGTACACTCAAATGAGTTTTGCATGATGATTCGGGCCTGTTCTCGTTGGTAGAAAAGTATTGCTGATCCCGCCTTTAACACTTCTGTGTAGCTTGGTGGCCACAAGAACGCCGCTGGATGTATTCTGACCTTAAATGAAAAGATGGAACGGTTTTGGGAGTTCGGTAGCACCAACGATGATAAACCTGGATTTTTGGTAATTGACCACACAATTGAAGATTGATGTTTGACGCTGGCTACATCTACTTCATGTTCTCCCCTCGTTCGTTCTTGTACAAGATTGGAAAGGGTAAAGACTTTAAACGACGTAAACGGCAAATTGACGAATCAGTACCAGGTGAATTGATTTGTGTATTTAAAGTATTCCTGATTGGTATGTCTGGCTACGAAAAGGAACTCCACCGAATTTATGGCGACCGTCGAACAACCTGGAAGGGATCAGGCAAAACTGAATACTTCAGGTTATCCCCCATCGGAGTTTTGGCCGTAATTTTTCGGATGATTCAGTACCAAATCGGACAAATACTAATTTTTTTCATAATTATATACATTTTATTCGCTATTGTGCAATAAAGTGCATAAATTTGGTAAAGATGTCAAAAGATAGACAATCGTGGGCCGCTTACCTTGGCATTGTGCCGCAGCAGCCACAAAAAGCAAAAAGAACATCCGTCCAAAGGGAGGGAATTCTACAAGCTCAGTTTGTCGGATGGTTCAGGAGTGAATACCCTACCCTCTTGATGGTATCTTCAGTGAATGGCGCCGTTTTGGAAGGAGATAAAGTGAAACGTGCCCGCCGCTGGATGATCCTTGAAAAAGAAGGAGCTGTACCGGGTGCCTCTGACCTGTTTCTTTTCTTCGCTGCTGGTGGATACCACGGGCTTTGCATTGAGATGAAACAAGGAACCGGAAAGCAGCAAAAGACTCAAAAGGATTTTCAAGCCAAGGTGGAAAGTTTCGGGTACAAGTATGTTTTGTGCCGCACTTTGGAACAAGCTCAGAACGAAATAAAAGATTACCTGCATGGTAGGACAGATAATAAACTGGGTAACGGGCAAATCTTCGACTCAGAACGTTGAGCGAAGGCCCGTCACCCATACTCCACCGAACCTTCCAGGTGTTGACGTTTCTAAATTCAAAAGCCCTCAAGGGATGCCCACGTTTCGATGTTACGAATACTGGGTGGACAACGTAAGGGAGTTTGACGAATATGGAGAGGTTACGGAAAGGTTTATGGATTGGTTCAGGAGAATGTTTGGTTCATGAGAATGTTTGGTTCATGAGAATATGGGTTTTAGGTGTTTTATCCGGGGGCTTTCGAGCCTTCGGATTTTTTTAGGTAGGTTCTAACGATTTTCTAACATATTTCCAGGATGGTTCTAACTACTTTCTAATTGGAAAACATCTGGAAAACATTCAAAACAGGGCAAGAAAAATGAACAATGAGATTTTAAACAATGAGTTGAATAAAGCTGCAAAAAAGGCTGGAAAAGACAAAAGCTTTATTCGTCGTAATTTCTGGGTTTGGGTTCTGGTTGCGTACTTTATCTACCCAACTGCCACAATCTTTTCAGCGGTAACCGAGGGCGGGCATATTTATAGCCGGGCTTTTGAAACCTTCGCAAGTGGCACGTTCGCATGGTTGATCACCATCGTATTGGTTATTATCTTGGAGTCCAGTAAGTACCTTTTGAAGTTTGCTGTTGACGACTTGCAAGCCAACGTATTTACCAAGGGGGGTGCGGAGCTGTTCGCTTTTTTCGTAAAGGCTATTTGGGGGATTTTAGCACTTGGTATTTCAATCTTCTTATCAGTCAGTGGTGCAAGTAAAATATCTGGCGATTGGAGGAAAGCGGATCAATCAAATGTAGTTGCAACTGTTTCGCTCGACAGCATCAATATGAAGTACGATGCAAGGATAGCTCCATATCAGGCACAAGCAAACTCGCTACGCCACAACACATGGAAGGGGGTAATGAATCCAGCTAGTGTAAGGTCATTGGATCGGGTAAACAAAATCATCGAAGGGATTGAAGCAGAGCGCAGCCAGGAAATCACTAAGGCCAATGCTGTAAACAGCGAATTAATTGAAGATTACAAAGGGGCAACGATTGACAACCAAAGTTACGCCCAAGGCTTTGCTGGTATTTCCGAGGCAATCATTTTGTTCTGTATCATCTTCATAGGGATATACGATGATGGGATAAAAAAAGAGGCGAAAGGATTAGGGGTTACGTCTCCTTTTTAAATGGGGTGGGGGCAGTCCAGCCCCTTGCCCCGCCTGCGCCCGTGGCAACTGTAACGGAACCGGACAATGATTTGTTAGAGCGCATTGAGTATGAAATACTACTACTTGATGCGGCACTGGAGTTGACAGATGAACCAATGCTTATTGATAAAATCAACTATGAACTAAGTCTACTTGTAGACGCAAAACAGCTTATTGCATGAGCAAACTATCAAAGCTTTCGATTTCTGAATTAAATACAAATATCGAGAGATATACCAAGGCTGCGAAAGAAACTGATTCGCCTGGGCAAAAAGCAATTTACGAAGACATTGTAGAGGGGTTGAAAAATGAACTTTTGGCCCGAAACACTCAAAAAAAAAGCGAAGCAGAGCTGCAACAAGCAAACCAACGGCCACGGCCAGAAGAGCAGACTTTGCAGCAAGAAAAGGATGTTCAATCGCAAGTAATCGATCAGGAGCAAAGCGCAAAGGCGTTCGATCAAATCCCAAACGACCTAAACGATAATGTTTCATTTGAAAAGAAGGGGGGGTTCAATACAACTTATACCGCAGCACATCCAAGAGTGCAGCCAAGTGTAAAGACTGTAAAGGCACCGGATGTCACCGATTACTCCGACCTGATAAAAGTGATTCTTGCTAATGGTGATGAAGCGACATACAACCGTGGGCAAGTAAAGTCACTTTGTAGAAAATACTTTAGAAATGTTCTTGATGGTGATGTTTGGGCATCCGGCCAGGACAAAAGAATTTTTTCTTCAATTGGGTTCCGAAACCTTTGCGCCTATTTTAGTGCATGGAAGGAGCTAGATGACAAGATGCCTGAATTCAAAGATGTTTTGATCTACTACCACAGGCACGACAAAGAAGGGGGCACAGTGAAGAATGCACAGGTGCTTTATGACAAAATTATCTCAGTTTTAAATCTGAAAAATGAAGCGTGAATATTTGGTATTTAAAGACCTTGAGGAAAGCGGATTGCTTGCCAGGCACAACAACCTTGAATGCCAGGTAATTGAAACACCTGTTGTCGCAAGGTCTAAAAGAAGAGGGTATCTGTATATTCTTTGCGGGTACTTCCCTGGGTACAGACACCCAGTTAAAAAGATTGGTATTTCAGATAATCCAATCTCAAGGTACACTGCCATTTGTCGAAGATGCCCATACCCAATTTTCATTGACTATCTTTTTTATACCCCATTTTATGCTGTCATTGAATCGCACCTACACAAGAAATTTAAAGCAAATAGGGTTCGTAATGATTTTTGCCCATCTGGAGGCACAGAATGGTTTGTTGGAGTTGGTGACGAAAGTATTTTAGCTGGTGCAATCGAAACTGATTTTAGTCAAAAACCAAAAAGGGAAGGACATTCAAACTCCAAGCTTTTTGATTATTCGGATAGCTTTAGGCCGGATATTGAATCTTATTTTTCGGGACAGATAAACTACTCTTCTTTAACCAACGGTATCAAGATCGAGAATAGATCAGAAGAAGTACCAGTCTTGATTAAATCAATAGAGTATTTGTACTAAGAATAGAGCATATCAGTAAGTTTTCCATCATGTAGAGGGAGTGGTAAAAGTACCATTCCCTTTTTTCGTCGGTAAAAAATGGTATTTCGTCTATGAAAAACAAAATTCAATAGATTTGATTTGGATTTACTGAATAATATTAATATTTTTGAATCGTTAAATAAATGCATTTTATTCAATAAAACGAATACAATGTATTTTGACGACAGAGTGAACAATCTCTTTTTTTATTTTGAACTATGCATTTTATTCATTATTTTGTATCAAATGCATATCAAATCAATGAAACAACAATGACAGCAACTACTCAACTCATTCAATCCAATCCAGTCGAATTCCTTTCTTTCGACATTATAGAAATCAACAACGAACCTTTTGTGGGCATTGACTTCAAAAAAACAGGTGATCAGCTCTACCTGGAGATTCGGGCAATTGATGTCCTTGATCTTTTGAAGGCAGCAGGAAAATACACCTACGAGTCATTTGCAACCGACCTATACGGCAATCATTTTGTTTACGAAATCCAATTCCAAGGTGATCAGGATTTTGAGGTGAAAGTCAAGATTGAAGATCGGATCAACTCACTTCGCAAAAAAGATTTTGAGGCAGTCATTTTGGCTGCCTACAATGATCAGGATTACCGGAACCTCATTTGTGAATTACCATTCTAAAACCATAATCTCATGTCAGTAAAAACCACCTTGCCAACGCTTCAGGAATTACACCTTGCACCAGAAGAGGCGTTCAAGTCAGACGCTTTAAATATCCTCCTGAACCAACCCGTGCCAGAAAAGTGGGTAAAGGATCACCCAATGGCAGCAGGTGTAAAATACCTTCCGATTGATAAAGTTGAATTCCTCCTCACTAGGATTTTCCAGCAATGGAAAGTTGAGGTAGTCAATTATCAACAGCTTTTTCAATCCGTTTCAGTTCACATTCGGCTGCATTACAAAAACCCGGTCACTGGAGAATGGAATTTCCAAGATGGGCTTGGAGCTGTTGCAATCCAAACCGACAAAGGGGCAAGTGCCGCTGATCTTTCAAAGATCAAGTCAGACGCAGTTATGAAAGCACTTCCAGCAGCCGAATCCTACGCTATTAAGGATGCAGCCGAAAAACTAGGGGTGATTTTTGGGAAGAACCTTAACCGAAAAGAAGCAGCAGTTTTTGAGAAAGGCTCATACATGGAAGGATTTGAACCGCTTGCTGAGTTGAAAGAAGCAATCCAAGCAGAATTCACGCACATCAAAACCGTACTGGATTTACAGAAATACTTTGAAAAAAACAAGGCGCAGTTTGGTAAGTACGAAGAGATTGTACAGATGTTTGTCGACCGTAAAAAGGTTTTGTTGGCAGAGGAAAACAAGGTTTATGCTGACTAGCTTTGACTTAGAACTGATCCAAGAACAAGGAGAGGCTGATAAAATTCAGCCCTCCGAGTTTGAGAACTTCGTCACGATGATGAGGACTCGACAAACACACCTGTCATTCTCTAGTATAAAGAATTTCATTCCGGTTACCGGGGGCACCCCATACGGGTTCATGAAGTACAAACTGAAAAAGTTTGAAGCTACCAAGGCCATGACCCTGGGCGATGCCATCGACGTACTAATTCTAACTCCTGAACTATCCGACAGATTTGCAATCATCCCTGACGACGCGGCCCTTAATTCACTGGCTGGGATCGACTCCTATGCTCAATGGTTGGGTAAAATGGTTCCCGACTTTGATCCTGGCATGTTACAGGGTTTGAAAATGCCTCAACAAAAGAAGATTGTAGAAGCTGGACTGGAAACATTGTCAAAAACCAAAACAATCATCAGTAGCACCGATTTCCAGCAAGCACAGTACATCAGTAACCGGGTACTCAAAAACGAGTACGTCCACGACATCATCAAATACCGGACACCCGAAAGCGCCCAATCCAATGTGGAGTTCCACAAATGGGGTTGGAACTGGAGGGGGAAAACTGACCTCACCTTGGATTATGCCGGGTACCGTTACAAAAACGGACTTGTGGTCGACATGAAACTGATGGTTGATGCCACACCACGGGCCGCGCAATGGACGATAAGAAGTGAATTTTACAGTGGCCAGGGTGCAATCTACACCAAAGGCCCTGGGCTTGATGTGCCATTCATAAACATCTGCTACGACCGTAACGGCGGAGTGAGCATCATCGAGCATAGCGAAAGAGCAATTGAAGGTGCCTGGAACGATCTTGAAACCTACATGAAGGAATTCAACTCAATGGTATCTATGTCTGAAATCTTACCCGGCTGCTGGTTCCGTTCCCATGACTTTTGGGGGGATAGTGACGGGATTCACCACATGCAATAACCATAGCAATGAAAAGGGAAATAAAATTCAGGGTTTATGATGTTGAAGAAAAGATGTGGTCTACAAGCTTTATAGTTGACTGCTTAAAATTTCCAAGCAATAGAATTGTGGAAATATCTCAATTTACCGGGCTGACTGACGGCAATGGCGTAGAGATTTGGGAAGGGGATATTCTCGAAATCAATCACTACAAAATCAATATCCGGTGGTGGAAGAACCTACAAGACAAGGTTGGGATTGACGAGCAGGCAGAAAGGGAAAGGGCTGAATATCGCACGTATAATCTACCTGTTGTGTTTCACGATGGGGAATTCAAAGCCAGAAACAACTACATGTCTTTTGATGCTTCAAACATCAGATACTTAGGGCACAAGAAGCACGACAAATCACATTGGTGTGACATCGAAGAAAAGAGCTGGGGGTATGTGGTTGTGGGCAATATTTACGAAAGGCCCGATTTGATTACAGAGTAACGACCGAACATGGAACTCATCATCCAATTTGAAAAGCCACACGGCCCGCTCCATCCTTTTTCTCAGGAAATCCTAAAGGAATCCTTTGATAAGGCCCGGGCAAAAGGTGGCCGCTGGAATATCCGAATGACCCAACGCCAATACACGCCCGGCAGGTACAAATACCTGTTTGATTGTGTGTACGGCTTGGCTCTTGCGTATGTCTCCCATCGGTTCCAGATTGTCCGTGGAGGAATACCCCGCAGCATTGAAACCGTGGAAGAATTACACCTCTGCATGAAGATGCTGTACTGCCGGGTTGAAATGGTGGACAGCGAAACAGGGGAGACATACAGCATACCAGCTACAACGACCGAACTTGAAGATCAGGAATTTTACCAAGTATTTGAAGAGCAGGTCATAGCTGATCTAACCGAACGTGGAGCATATGGAGAAACGGGGTGCCCAGACCGCGAAGAATGGGCTGAACTTAAAAAAGCAAACCAATTCATTAAACCTAAACTTGTAGAAGAATGAAAAGGATTTTTGTTGAATACCAGGATGATCCAAAGACTTTGATTGATCACCTGGAGGCCAATGCGGATAAGGTAGTTGAAGACTACCACTACATCCGGGAGATGACAATGGCCGAGCGTGCAGAGCTTGAAGCTCGGTACATTGAACTATCGAAAAAGGTCGATGCCCTGGCCGATGAATTCAAGGTGATCAAAGAGGAATTTGACGGGAGAATCAACCCGCTTAAAAAACAAATTGCCCTTGACATCAAAACCTTGCGCCAAGGTAGAATCCATGAAAGTGGTACCGTCTACCTGATGGACAACCACGAAGGAAGAGTAACTGAAGTCTACAACGAAAAAGGATATTTGGTCGAAGAACGGCCATTGAGAACCAAGCAAAAAACCATATTTTCCAACCAACGTGAAAGTGCAGAATACTAATGACACCAACAATTCAAAACATCCATTTGGAAGGTAATGAGCTAATCATCCGAACAGGATCGGCACCGGAACCATTCAACCCAAAACCTATCTCCGTTTCTGGCACCGTTGAGTCGGTGAAGAATTACGTGGAGACTCGCAATCCGATTGCTGAAATTACCCGGGTTGAGTATTCGATAAACGAAGGATTGGTAGTATTGATTCATAGCGAAGGGAATCCAACTCAGTACACCGTCCGGGGGCAACTAATGATCTCCAAAGACTTTGAAAGTATCCTCCGAACCCACAGCGACCCAACCCAATTGGGTGACCTACTACGCAAGAACCGCCGAATCTTCACCGATCAGGCTGAAGGTGCAAAGCTGGTAGCTGAATTGAAGAAGTTCAAAGCCAATGTCGAAAAGCAGCTTGAAAAAGTTGAAGATAAACGGGCCGGGCAATACAAGAACGCAGTCGAAAAGGTTGTTTCTTCTAACCTACCTGAAACAATCACCTTGAAAATGGAGATTGTAAAGGGCCAACCTCCGGTGGAGTTCCTGACTGACATTTACGTGGATGTCCGAGACAACGGGGTATCAATCACCTTGGAATCCATCGAAGCAGAAGAGTTTGCAGAAAAGATAAAGCAGGAGGTTATTTCCGACTGTATTGAAATAGTCATGAAACCAAAAGGATTTTTCTGCATTGAGGTGTAAGTGTGTTGATGTTTGTTTGGTTTGTCCAGTAGCTCAATTGGTGGAGCAAGGCAATTTTTGTCAGTGTTGTTGGTTCGAGTCCAACCTGGACAGCAGTTTGTTTCATAAAGTTTCATTGATTTTTTTTTGGGGGGGGGTGATCGTTTAGTCGGTTACCCCTTATCTTTTTATGTAAATTATACGATTTGATGTATTTTTTGAGTATTTTTGCTATAAAACATGTAGTGTGGCAGAAGATCAGAAAGGCCAATTTGACGATCTGAGCGAAAAGCAGAGGCTTTTTTGTGTAGAGTACTGTACGCACTGGAATGCGACGAAAGCGGCAATATCCGCTGGGTATAGCCAAAAAACAGCCTATTCTATTGGATTTGAAAACTTGAGAAAACCTGAAATCAAGGCATATATCCAACACTTGAAGGACAACCTGGCAGAAGCGGCTGGAATCTCTGCTTTGCGAAACCTCAGAGAGCTTGCAAAAATAGCCTATTCAAATGTTTCGGACATCAAAAAAGACTGGGACAATGAAAAAGACTGGGATGAGATTGATGACGACACGAAAGCGGCTATTTCTGAAATGACCAATGTGAATATTGTGATCAGCGAGAAGCGAGGATCAGACAAGGAGAATGTGACGAGTACTAAGCGAGTGACGAGAAAGATCAAAATGCACAGCAAGATTGCAGCAATACAGGAAATCAACAAGATGCTTGGGTATGCTGCACAGCCAGAAGAGCCAAAACCCGTTTCAGTAATTGTAAACTTCTCAGACGAGGATGACAGCGAATAGTACAACCATAACACTCAAGCGGCCACGGTTGCCACAGTATCAAAAGGACTTTTTGTACTGTGAGAAGAGATTTACGGTTGTCGAAGCAAGTACAAAGACGGGCAAGACATTTTCTCACATCTATTGGATTTACGAAATATCCCACGGCAAAAACAAAAAATGGTACTACAACGCGATAAAGCCAGGTATGAATTTTTGGTGGGTTGCTCCAGTATTTAGTCAATCCAAAATAGCATTCAATCGACTCAAGCGAAGATTGGAAAAAGTTGGCGGGAAGCTTTACAAGTTCAACCTTACCGAACTCACTATCACAACGCCGCTTGGTTCAATAATCTGGTTTAAATCAGCCGATAAACCAGACTCGCTTTATGGAGAAGACGTGTATGCAGTAGTCTTTGATGAGTTCACCAGGGCAAAGTCTGATGCTTGGGCTGCCATACGTTCAACCCTTACATTTACAAAGGGCCCTGCTAAATTCATTGGTAACTACACTGGATCGACAGGATGGGGGCACAAGTTGAGCAAAAAAGCGCTGAAGCCAAATAGTGAATACGCATACTTCAAGGTGAGTGCTTATGATGCCGTGGCTGCTGGCATACTCGAAGAATCAGAAATTGAGCAGGCCAGGGAGGATTTACCATTGTCAATCTTCACAGCGCTTTACTTAGCTGAGGGCGTTGCAGATGATACCGTACTGTTTCCAGAAAATGTTTTGGAAGACGCTTTTACCAACAACTTTGTAGAACCAAGCGCTCAAAAGTACATCAGCGCAGACATTGCCCTTCACGGATCGGATAGGTTTGTTTTGGTTGTTTGGGATGGGTTGATTGCTGCGCATATCTATTCTATTGACAAATGCGACGCAGAGAAGGCTGAGAGGTTTATTAAGTCAAAAGCCACTACACACAGGGTACCAAGAAGAAATATTGTATTTGATGCGGATGGGGTGGGGGCTTACTTGAAGGGGTATCTAAAGACTGCGATTAGCTTCAATAATGGATCGTCGCCTATTCAAGTTGGTAAAGATAAGATCAACTATACAAATTTGAAGGCTCAGTGTTTCTACTTGCTTTCAAAGTACATGAATGATAACAAAATCTGGATAAAGACGCATGAGCACAAAGAGCAGATTATGCTTGAGCTTGAAAACATCAGAAAGGATGGAACTGACAAGGATGGTAAAATTGGAGTAACCAAGAAGGATGCTCTGAGGCTTATTCTTGGATTTAGTCCAGACTTTGCAGATGCACTGATGATGAGAATGGTTTTTGAACTTCCAAGGAAAGAGAACTTAAAAGTCCTAAACGCAAACTGACATGACACCTGAACAGGCAGTACCAATAATTGAAAAGACCATCCAAGGGGAACGGCACGAGCACTACAAATACACGATTGAAGTAGCCGACATGTGCTATTCCATGATGACCGGGGAAAAGCAGCAAAGCGCCCTCCGTAAATTCAGGAGTGAAGAAACCAAGGAACAGATAGAGCAACGTGAAAAGCTGTTCTTGTCTCCGACCCGGGGCTTTTTATCTCCAGTGAAAAACGTCTTTGAGAAAATCCGGTTCCTTGACTCTGAGGCGGTGAAGCGTTGGAGCAAGCTGACGGACTTGAAAGAACGTATGCTTGATAATGCTCTAAGGAATACCTGGGAGAATCAGCGGTTGATTGACTACCTGTACGACATTGAACTATTTTACAATTTCTACGACCCAAATGCCTTTGTCGTGTGCGAAGAGCGCCGGGAACGGGATGATGAGAACGCGGTCAAGGACGTTCAAATTTACCCACTGGAGGTTACTTCCATTCAGGCGGTCAACTACAAAATCCAGCAAGGGAAAGTAATCTGGTTTGTAGCCGAATTTAAAGACTTTGAAGTATTGGTAAGCGACCCGAGCCAAAAAAAGGACATTTCAAAGTTCTACATGTACGCCCCGGGCACGGCCATTGCTTACATCGAGTACCACGAAACAATTCCAGAGGGGACCCAACGACTCGCTCAGATCAAAGTCGGCTCAGAGGTCCGCACGTTCGGAGTTCAGCAGTTCGTGACCGGAACCGTTGAAACTCCAGTTATGCGGGTGGGTGCCTACCTTGACCCAAAGACCAAAAACGAGACTTTTATTCCCCCATACTGGGAAGCGATCCTTGATCTTGAAATGGGAATTCGCCTGAAGAGTATGCACGATTGCAACATCGTGGAGCACTACTTCCCGCGAGAATTCCATTTGGCCCCAACTTGCGAGTATTACGATGAGGATTCGAGCTTGAGGTGTGACAGTGGCCAATTAGGGGATAAACCTTGCCCGTCCTGCAAAGGGACCGGGAAAAACATTCACATCTCCGAACAGGATGTAGTAATGATAGGAATGCCTGAAGAGGGAACCGAACTACCCGACCTATCCAAGTTGATCTACTGGCACCTTCCACCGGAATGGCTACCAAAGTACGCTGACGAAAGATTGGCCATGCTTGAAAAGTCGGTGTATTGGCTCACATTCAATACGCAGTTGATGGATAAGCCCACGGGCGATGCCACGGCCACGGGTGAGCACATTGACTATGAAAGCATCCAACAGAAACTTACACCTTATGCCAAAGTCATTTCCGACAACTGGCGCAAGTACGTTCGGGTATCTGTGCAATACCTGGAAGCCTGGACGGATGACTTTGCAGTTGAGCATTCATTCCCCAAAGACCATAAATTGCAATCAGCGGGTGAATTAATGAAGGACTATGGGGATGCTAAAACAAGAGGCCTTGCTTATCCAATCCTTGAGGCCATCGAGGATCAAATCCTATCTAAAAAACGGGTAGATGATCCGATGGGGGTTGCCTTGTACCGCGCATTCAGAAACCACCTACCATTCAAAGACAAATCAGAGTCCACGGCTGCCAGGATCGTTTCCGAGCGTGACAAATCCGACTTTGACCGATTGCTTTGGGAGAACTCCGATAAGGTTTACCGGATGATCATTGAAAAGCATGGAGGTAATTTCACGGCTGCCAAAATGGAAGGTCAGCGTGAAATGATTCAGGCTATACTGACTGAGATTGAAGGGAAGATCAAGTATTTGGAGGTTCAGGAGCCAATACAACCAAACTTTGCGTAGTATGGAACCCAAAGACCTCAAACGCAAAATCGAACGCCGGGGCAAAGTCTCCTCCGACGCTGCCAAAGAAACCAGCATATTGGTAAGGGCTTTGCAGGCGGTAGCCTTTGCAAAAGCAATTGAGTTTGCAGGTAGATTGGTAGTTGGAGACAATGGTAAGTGGAAAGACAACATCAACAACACCAATACAGCCATTGCAGTGGGTTCGTTTTTCAATCGCTGGCTTTCGGTTCAGTTCTCCGACCTCATCCGTATCATTGTTGGTAAGATCAAGGATGTTGTAGGGGCTGGGGGTGAGTTTTACAATGATACTGCCGGGGCTCCTGAAAGCATCGAGGTAAAAGCAATGAACCTGATCTTGCGCCGCCTTGGGTTTGACATCAACAAAGATGAGTTGATTGTGGGGGGTTGGTTGGATGGTTTGGTCAAAGACCATGGATTAGGACGGGAATTGGGCCGACAGTTGGGTGATGCCATTGGCCAGGGCATGACACCGGACGAATTCACCAAGAAGTTCAGAAAGGTTTTTGTGAATCCAAACGGGATTGGTTACTTGGATAGGTATTTTCGGACATTCACCCACGACTTTTACATGCAGATCGACCGGGCCACGGCCAACCTTTACCGTCAGGAGCTTGGATTCACCAATGCGATATGGTCAGGCACCGTAATAGCGGAAAGTCGACCGCTGTGCGAGAAGAACACCAATAAAGTTTTTTCTGAAAAGGAGCTGCTTGACATGCAGGAAACCGAATTCCAAGGGAAGAAACCAAACCACAACATCTTTGTGGATTGTGGCGGGTACAATTGCAGGCACGTTCTTTCTTGGGTGAGTGACATGACCGCTGAGGCAATAAAAAGAGGTGACTTTTAAAAAAAAATAAAATGGAAGTACCAAAACTAGAGTATGGGCCAAAAGCGGAGCTTGAAAGAAAGCACAAGCTTGAAGTTTATATCCACTGGAATAAAGTTCCAAATGGATTGATTACAAAAACGGATGCAGTTAAAAAGGGCTTATTTAAAGATGGATGTGTTCCGTCTGCGATAAAGCTATCAATTGTCACTAAATCTGCCTACTATCTTTACGACTTTTCCAATCAATCGTAAATAAAAAAGGGTCAGTTTTGACACCGACCCTTGAAATTATTTACCCTAAGTGACTTAACCGTTCTTAATTAAAAAAATGGTTATCGGGTCAAAAATATACATTTTATGCTATAAAAAGCATATTTTGCATTAAATATTGAACATGAGTTTGGTTTTCCGTATCACTGATGAATCATCCAATGTTTACACGGTAACACCTGTGAACAGTGGCATCATTTTTACAGATACCAAGGAGAATGACCAGGTCTTTTTTCGGCGCAAGATCAACGATTTGATTTTTATTGCCGATGATTACAATACCCTCAAAGGATTTTTGGATTTAAACGACTGCGAGAACTACGAATTGAGCATCCTGCACCAATCAACTGAAAGGTGGTTAGGGGTACTCAATCTTAGAAAGGGAGACTGGCAAGACCGGATTTGCAAGTTGGAAATTCCAGTTGAACCAAAAGACCCAGCTTCACGGGTTTTGTCAATGTGGGAATTGAAGGCCAATGTTTTTTCAGCAGCTTCAACCATCACCGCTTACCCTTTCATTGGGGAAATTGAGTGCGAAGAGTGCGTTGATACAGCTGTGGCCTCACCTCCTGATTTCCCGTTGTCATCACTTCCAACCGCTCAGTGCGATACGCCTCTTTTGGCTGCGCAGGGCTGGACCATAACCCGCAACGAGGTAAACGGAGTAGTTCAAGTCTCCACCTCACCCCCACTCTATGAAGCACAGTTGAACATAATCACTCGTTACTGCCGGGAGTTTGTCGCTGGGAGTCTTCCCCCTGGATCGGGATGGGTGGCGGTAACGGGTGGTTATGCTAGAACAGTTGTCACGATATTGGACAACAACAAATCCGACTTCGACCCTGAAGATGGGAAATTATTGCAGTACTACAACGTGGTAGGGCTTAATACCGAAACAGGAGACCAGCAGCCCGTCGATAATGGTGTGTTGGTTGCTGACTTGCTCAACTATTTTGTGTTGGAGGCCGGGCTAACACAGGTTGTTTCAGATTTCCTGAATATCAACCCTGACATGACGGCCCCAACGAACAGCTCATACACTGCCGCCAATCCAAACCTTCACTACCTGGCAATTTTCCAGAACTCCGACGTGAAACGGCCCGGGGCTTTTGAGAACGCAAGTAGGGGGGAGGTTTCTTTCAAAGAGCTATTGGAAATGCTACGGGAAGTATTCCAAATCTATTGGCGTGTAGAGGGCGACAACCTACGCCTTGAGCACATCAGCTACTTTGAGGCAAACAATGGGCTTGACCTCACTATGGATGCCCCTGTGCAGATCAACAACCTCAACAACTTCACCTGGAAGGAAAGCAAATTGGCAGCCATTGAAAAATTCCGCTGGGCCTACGAAACCCAAATAAGGGATTTTGCAGGTTTGCCGATCACTTACGATGATGGTTGCGCGGATCCTGAATTGTCACCAGTTGACCACAACCCTGGGCCATTCTACACAGACATCCAGACCATGCAACGGATGCCTGAATTGGTCGGTGACCAGGGGTTTACTTTGGCCAACTTGGCCTACTACTCAGGTAAGTACTACTTCATTCAAGAAACAGGGGTTTTGAGTAGTACTCGGTGGGTGAATGGCCATTTGGCATGGGCCAACCTGCAATCTGCATACTGGAGGTTTGGCCGACCATTCGCATCCGGCCAAATGAACGGATCAACAACAGCTTTTTTCTCTATTCAAAAACTGAAGCAGCAGGAGCCCTTGAAGGTTCCATTGTCTACCTCTGACTACTTCGACACGATACCTGAAGACAACATCCAATCTGAATTAGGTTGGGGTGCACCGGAAAAGCTGGAGTATTCTACTAGGAAATGTTTGTTAACCGTAACACTGACACACTAATGGAAAAAATCAAAATGAGTTCAATTTCGGTGTATTCGGAACAGACTCAAAAACTAATCAAGATTATCTTTTTCGGCAGTGAAACGCCTTGGGTTCCCGATTCGCTGATCAATGAGGGTTACTTTGAAGTTGATCCAGATGATGATGCATACGAAGATTGCATTGAAGAGAATTGCTTTCCGCAGCCCTTTAGTTTGCTGCTATCGGTCAGGAAGAATTGCAGTGAACTGTATGACCACATCAGGGATATGGAATCCAATCACAAGGAAGCTGAAAGAGCATCAAGAGATGCGATTGCCAAATTCAACGGCAATGTCCACATAGATGGAGATAAAGCCTACAAGATCACAGCCAAAGGGGACTTGGAATTCATCAGCACAATAATCAAGTAATGATCCTACACCACATAAGAATTCAGCAAACCAGAAACTCCACCAGAGGGGTTTTACTCATGCATGACCCAAAAGTCGAAGAGCGTATTGTTTGGGTATGCGAGCTACTTGAGGATGGGTATAGGGAGGTAAAAGAAAAAGGAGTTACCCGAATTGACCCAAACATGTACGAGGTTCAGCCGATCCAGTACGGGCGGTTTTATGAAAAATACCATGAGGAATTCGGGCACGAATTTGCCGTGGCCATTGTGGACAAATTCGGTGAAGATCGAGCTGGCCGTCATGGCAACGTCCGTGCGCATATGGGGAACTTTGTAGAAGATACTGACGGTTGCCCATTGACCGCCATTCGGGTTGACTACAATCCAGCAAAAAAGAATTTCTTTGGAGTCCTGACATCATCCCGACCAGCGTATTTCAGGCTATACGACATCCTGATTAAGCTTTACGATCCAGAGACAAAGCGATTCAAGGAACCAGTTTTTTGGAGAGTATCTGAACAATTTGTATGATCGGACAAATCAACACAGGCTGCGCATTACCGTTTTTTGTCAGCACAAAGTATCAAACCCGATACTTGAATGATGAAGGGTGCAGAATAATTGCATCAAACGTGTACTTGCTCCCATTTCAGTTTTGGGTTGATGAGGCTCCCGATACTGTGAATAAATTCCAGTTGGTCAACGTGGTCAGCGGCTACATGATTGATTTAGATACGACGTTGATCAAAAGGAAACGACTTGGCAGCGATGCGAAGGCTTGGTACTACTTCACGGGTGAAGACATTGACGAAATACTGGAATGCGGAAACTATTATATCATTGTCCAGGTCGGCACAACAAATTACTACTCGGATGTGATCAACGTTCGGGTGATTGGAGTGCCTGAAACATTTGATTTGGCCATTGGCACTGTGGGAGTTTCGGAGATGGAGATTGTTGCAACCCATACCGTGAACACCATTATCAGCAATGCCAAAGTATCGTACCAAATCAATGGACTTGGAGATCACACGGTGGTTGCCGCCACAATCACAGGAGGAGATACCGTAACCTGGGATGTGCCTATTCCCATCCCAGACTTTGGAGCTTGGTACAAAATAAAGTACCTCACCCGCTCAAATTTCAACGTGGTATTTGAAAGGATTTTCACCCTTAAGTTTGACAACGGCGATCCAGCGGGCACCGCTCAGATTGAATACTTGAATGATAAAATCACTGGTGTAAATGACCTTTTTCTGATTGAGATTGACAATTCCACCGACTACGGAAGTGTGATCTACTCAGTAACCGACGTGAACCAAAAGCTTTACCTGGAGGGTTCCTTTGGGTTTCCGGAGGTAGTCAGGAATGCAGAATTTGAGCAAAACGGGAACGGTGTAAGCTTTCCGGTATTCAGTCAAACCAGACTAAAACAAGCCTTGACCCTGATCAACGTACCAGATCAGTTCATTCAACTTCTTTCTGATCTGAATGCGCACGATTCCGTGACCATCACGGACATGAAAACAGGGAAGGTGTACACAAATGTCAATGAAACCGAATTCGCCCTGGCTGATCAGGAGGATGGGTATTTCTCAAAGGGAGTGCTCAGATTCCAGTCGGACTACTCACAACGCGGGGCTTGTGGGGAAAACATTGGAGTAGTTGACATTTAAATCAAAAAAATGGGTTGATGGATCGCTGGAGTTACCATTTGTTTTCCGATTTGGGGCTGGATTATTTTGAGTGAACTGAGGGATGCTGACCAGATTGTGCAAAATGAAATTCAGTCAAAAAATAAAGATGGGTACTGATCAGGTGCCAATAAAGAAAAGTGATTATGATTAATTCGGTGGCCCATGACGGTGGGCTGCCATTTTCACAAGCATTTTTCGATGGGATTATAGTTAATTTTCTGTGGCCCCGCTTTTGTGGAGCCACCTTAATAAACCAACAATGGACGCTGAATTCTTTATTCGTGACCGTGAATACCGTATCAACCAGATGGCCTCCGAACGTGTGCAGGTCATCCTTGGCATTGCTACGGACCTGATCGGATTGGAACGATTGAGAATTCAGCGTAGTGGTTTGAATTCGGATGGGGTGCCGTTTACGCCATACTCAAAGCAGTACGCCAAACGGCGCGAAGTAAAGGGCCTGCAAAGTGATAAGGTTGACTTTACAGTAACGGGCCGGATGCTGGGTAGTATTCGACCTTTTGTATTGCGGCAACTGGAAGGCACCACTGAAGTAGTGATCAAAGCAAGCAACCAAACTGAACAGGATAAACTGAACTGGCAAAAAACCAAACCATTTGGCAAACCCCGGGGCAACATCCTGATCCCAACCCAAAAGGAGATTGAGTTTTTGAAAAACACCTACTTCAACGCAATTCAAAAATACTTGTAATGATAAAAACCATAGTTACACAAATCAAAAACCACCTTGTAGCTGAAACAGGTGGTATATCCTGGGCTGAACGAGTCGCAGGCCTGGCCATTCAGGCAGAGCGGCCCATCATGGATGCATTTGAAGGTAGGCAGGTGAAGATCGGGTCTGAATTCTACCCAATCACCGACGACCTGGAGGGCAAAGCCTGCTACGAGAAAGGCAGATACTACGACCTTTTACCGTCATCGGCTTACAAGTCTGTGATCTACTTTGAACAAACGGCGCCGCTTTTGTATCAGGGCTCAAAGGATATCAAGGGTAAGATTTGGGTATTTGAAGGAAATATCCGGTTGGTATGTTGGCTGAACCTCAAAAAGTTTGGCGAAGAAAACCCTGGGCTATCCGACCGGGCCATGCTCACAATCCTCAAGAGATTGAAGCTCAACAAAGGTCAAGGGGTTGGCACCGGGAATATTCCGGTGAATGACGAGAACTATACCAATGCCCGCCTGGATGTTACAATCATTGGTTCTCCAATCACTGATCGACTGATCTTTGGACGCTACACCATCGCGCAAATTGCTGAAAATCTACTCTACCCGTTCGAGTTCTTCGCCATTGACATGAAAGTGAGATTTGAGGTTGGAAAGGAATGTATTTCTGAAATCCTTGAAGCTGATCCGGTATGTTAGAGCAGTATACAATCTTGATCATTCAGGCCGTTGTAGTCGGCCTATGGGGGTTCCTTTGGATAGAGATTTTGGTATGCCCATTGGGTATATTTTCATTTCTTCCAAGGTTGTATTTCAAATGCTTTGACAATTGCAACCCAAAGCATTTGGTGATTTCAAGTGCCTTGGCCAAACCCTTATTTGAATGTGCAACCTGCCATGCTGGATGGCTTGCAATAATCCTACACCTGGCTAATTTGGAGATTTTTTCATACTATGGTTTTATGTCCGTGACTGTTTCGATGGTCACGGCATTTTTTGTTTCACAATGGGCAAACAGATAACAAATGAGTAAAGAAGACTTGAAACCAGAGGTCATTGATGATCACATGCAGATTGACGATGACGAAGGCTACACTTTTGGTTCTTTTGGGTTCAAAGCCTTGGTTTGCAAAGGGCTTTACCCTCACGTTTTTATTTTCAACACTGACTACTACGCCATTCCATCCGTGGGCCATGGAGGTTTCATAACCCCGGGCGCGCCTCATGCTCTTCAGTGCAAATGGATTGATTTGGATTTTGATTTCGAGAGATGGAAGGCCGAAGTGCTAAAGCCATATTTCGCCAACTTGATTTACTACAAGATGAATGGAGAATTTGCCAATGGCTACGATGAGGGCCCGGATGGGATAATAAGGCAGCTATCCAATTTATCATAACGGAAACAGATAACAAATGCAACTCAAACCACTACCAAGAGACAGCAACGGCCACTACCTGCGGCACTTCACCGCCAATGGCCATAAATACATCATCCGTTCCCGTGATGAAGGATTGGGTATTTATCGCACCTCCGAATTCCTAAAAATGGAACTGGTAAATGGGATTGGAATGGGCGTAGGCGAGGTTGACGAACGATTGAAGGAGATTCAATTTGAGATCAACCAATTTGGCCGGGGCAAGGGCGACTTTGCCAAATGTGGGCTCCTGATCAAAGCCCTACGTGAAGAGATTCTGAAGGTCACCAGTGCCAGGTTTCCGGTGAATTTCCTTTTCTGTACTCTGTTTATCGTCAGAGAGGGTGAAGATATGACCAAATGGATCATTGATGAGCAGAATGAGAAAATTGAGGACTGGAACACCGAATACAACGAGATCGATTTTTTAGAATTGGGGCTGAGTATGGTGAGAGGCTTCGCCGAGACCTCCGCAAAGTATTCCCAACAGCCGGGAAGTCAAACAAAGGAGGCGGTGTAAAAAATATTTACAAGTACAGGCTTGAAAATGGTAAAACCATTGACATTTTTGAGGAAACAGATAACAACCGTTTGGACATGGTGGACTTCATCATGTCTTATTCACCCTTCACCCTGGCCGATCTGCTCAGTGTACACGAGTTGGAGTTTTTCAAACTGTACGCCAAAGCTCAGGTCAAGATGAGGGAAAAAATGAAGGCTGGAAAGTCTTAAAACTAATTGTTATGGCGGTTGAAGTAACTGAAGTTGAGTTAAAGCTGAATTTTAACGACAATGGGCTTGTTGAATATCAGAAAAAGCAGCTTGATCTGATCAGTAGACAGATCAAGTATCAAAACCAGATGAGGGATGCCGTCAATGAGACGCTCCAAGAGGCTGTTGCGTCTGAGAAGAAGTACAGCGACGCAATCAAAGAGAATTTGGGGCAACTCAAAGCTCAGGATTTGCAAATTAAAAAAACATCCAGCGCTGCTCAGTTATACGAAAGGGCTGTTGATAAAATTACTGATTCGTTGGGTCAATTCAAAGATAGGGCCACCGCCGCAATCAATGGATTAAAAGACTATGGACTTGGGATTATCAATAGCATAAAGGCCACTGCTGGGTTTTCCAAGGCATTAAATGTGCTGAAGCTGGCAATTATTGGCACTGGCATTGGTGCATTACTGCTTGCTCTTGGCGCGTTGGTTGCGGTATTCACAAGAACTCAATCGGGTGCAAATAGAGTCAGCCAGGCGATGGCCGGGCTTGGATCGGCTGTTGATGTAGTGATTGGGAAGCTGGTTATTTTTGGAGAAAAGCTAATCGACGGCTTGAATAAATTTGGCAAGTTCGCCGCAGAGGCAGAGAAGAAGTATTCAGGGCTTGGAAACTTCCTGATTAAACTCTTACCAGGCCTTAGTGCTTTTGCAGACATAACCAAGCTTGGAGGGATAGTATTCAAGGGGTTTGGCGAAGAGATTTCAAAGGCCGCTAAAGAGGGGGCTAAAATCGAAAAGGGATACCAAGAGCTTTCCAAAAGAACCAGGGAATTAACCATTGACCAGGCCGAATCTGAAAAGACTTTGGCCAAGCTGACTGTTACCGCAAATAATGAGGCACTGTCTGCCAAACAAAGGATCGCAGCCACAAAGGCAGCTTCAGCGGAGACACAAAGGATCCTCAGTAAAGAGATAGCGATTGAGAGGGAACGTTTGAGGTTGGTTCAGGCAGATATTGCCCTAAAGAAGCAAAGTGGAGTTGGTACCAATGACGCCTTGGAGCAAGACAGGGCCGACGCATTAGCCCGTATCAAGTCATTGCAGGCTGATTTGATCACCCAACAGGCAGAGTATAGCGCTGGAATTCGCGGTATTTCGCAAGCAGAGCAAGAAAGGATAAAGAAACTTCAGGATGCATACAATGGGTTACTTGGAGACCTGGAGAAAAGACTGGATAAGGCCACACTTGGTTCATCGGATGGTCTTGACAGGATTTTGGCTGAAAAAGATGCTGCGATCCTGGAGATCATTGAACTCCAATCCTCAATCGAAAACGCTGCAAAAATTGCAGGTATAAAAATACCGCAGGCGGTACGTGATCAAGTGACATCCTTATTGGGCATTGTTGATTCAGAGTTCAAAAAAGCAGTCGACGAGTATAAGTCAAAAAACGGGATTGAGAACTTTGAGTTGCTGCCTGGATTGCAGGATAGGGAAAAGGCAAAGGAGCTTGCTAAGATCACAAAGGAAAATACCTTCACTGTGGTAAGTTCTGCAGCAGAAGGAGCAGAAGAGGCACTATCTGCATTTGACAACATCAAACAAAAAATACTTGATGCCCTCAACCTAAACGAAGAGCAGCTTGGATTTATCGCCGATCAGATCAGCGCTACAATATCTTCAATTGACAACATCATCAGTTCGGGAACTCAAAGGCAGATTGCAGAGAACGAAGCTTTGATAGCTTCAATAGAAAAAAGAGTTTCCGCTGCTCAAACGGCTTATGATACCGAACTGAAGTTACAGGAGGATGGACTCGCCAATAGTGCTAAGCTTAAGGAAGATGAATTAAGGGCCGAACAAGCCAGGCTGCAACGTGCTCAGGAACAAAAAGAAGCCCTGGAGAAAAAGGCATTACGCCAACAGCTTATCTCTGATTCACTTCAGCAGGCTTCGCAATTGGCCCTTGGTGCTGCAAAGGTTATCACCGCCGAATCTGGCAAAGGTTTAATTGGTATTGTTACTGCAGCAGCGGGCATTGCCTTGCTGTTCCGTATCATCGCCCAGGCCAAAGCTAACGCGGCCAAGTTTTCCACGCCTCCAAAATTCCGTGGGGGTGGCCAGCTCTTGCAAGGCCCATCCCATGAGCAGGGCGGTATTCCCATTGTGATCGGCAATAGCCGGGTGGTTGAAGCCGAGGGAGGCGAGTTCATCATTAGGAAAAAGTCCAGTGTCGTAAACGAGGAGTTTTTCCACCGGGTGAACCGTGGAGAGTACGACCACCTCAACCTTACCAAGACCATTGAACAAGCCAACCAGGGGCGTGAGCTTGCGCGACGGTTCAATGCCATGGGGGAAACTGGCAGCCGTATAGCAGCACAACACAGAGCCCGGGATAATTCAAGTCAAAGTAGAGCCACTGACAAAGCGATCTCTGACCGACTGGATAGATTGACTTATGTTGTAGAGAATGTTCTGGAGACTTTACAGGAACGGCCCGTGATTACCCCCACTGACACCGGATACCGGAAAGAATACCGTCGCGGCAGGATCAGGTACAAAGAAACGTTCAGGCCAAAGGATTGATTATTTGCTAATAATCCTGCAAATTGTAGGCATAAAACAACACGACATGCTACACTTTTTCAGAAGATTCAATCTATTTGGCAAAACAGGGCTGAATGTCGGAAAGACCGGAGCTTCTATTTCAAGCCGTGGGAAACGTGGTTCAATCGGAACATCTGGCTTTTCAATCAAGACTCCAATCAAAGGATTGGGGTTTAGGTTCAAATGGAGCAGTTTGTTTTCTTTGCTTTTGGGTGGCAGGAGATAGGTTTTGATTAATGTTTTAATTATACATAATCAAAATATATTTCCCCACATTGTAAACTATGCGTTTTATTCATAAATTTGCATAAAACGTATTTTATGGCAGTTTCTAACGCGGATTTCCCGCAATACAAGGAGAGTTTTTTGAAGGAGAACACCATCCACCGGGGATGGGTTTTGATTCGACGTGTGAGTGACAACATCCTTTCCGTTTGCCGTAAAGATCACGTTGACCAATACGATAATCATGTCATTGAGCCTTTTGAAGCCAAAGAAAACCCACCTGCCACGAAATCGAAACCGGGACCTAAAGCCAAAGCCAAAGAAACCCTTGGAGCAGGCGAAGTTGATCCCAATGCTGAAGAAGCCTAAAGTCAAAGAAAATGCTGTACACGCGAACTCACAAACGAACTGGCCGTGAACACTCACCCGTAACCGAGGCGAGAATGAACCAACTGAAGAGTCACCCCGCAACGGCTGATTCTTTCCGTTTTAAGGCCATTGAGGAGCAGTTTGTACCGCAGCCTCCAATAGAACAACATGGCGAGACTTCCGCTAAGAAGTTAAAGAAAACGCAAGCAGACAACACGGATAACAATGAGCAAAACATTGATTCAGGGGATAGCTCAGAACCTCTTCAACAAAACTGACGACGAGCTGGCCGGGCTTTTCGGCGAAACAGAAGATGCGCAGATTGACGAAAGCAAAGCCATTGAGTTTTTCAAAAACGAATTGGCCGCAAAAGTCAGAAGTGTGACCGAAAACCAAATGGGTCGTGGGAAAAAAGAAGCTCACACCACTTGGGAGAAAGCCATTAAGGCGCGGGCTCAGGCTCGTGAAGTTCAGTTGTCGGAAGAGTTGAAAGGAGAGGCTTTGATTGACGCATTGTTGGAGTCATTGACCCCACAGGGCGGAAAGGTTGAGGAACTAACCCCTGATCAAATCAAGAAACATAAAGCTTTCCAAGCCATCCTGGAGGAAAGCATTACCCCTTTCAAAACAAAACTCTCCGAATACGAAACCGCACTCGAAAAAGAGCGGAAATCTAACCTTATTCGGCTCAATCAAGAAGCTGTAATTAATCAAGGCTTTGAAGCCCTGGAGGCTGCCAATTGGAAAAAAGGCGAAACCCCAGAAGAGCAAGCCAAGAGAAAGAAAACCATAATCGACCTACTTCGACTATACACCGACGGGTTTACTCGGGTGAAGGTCGAAAATGGAAAGGTTTTTTTGCTCAATGATGCTGGTGAAATTGACAAGGACGAACTCCACAATGTCAAAGACTTCGGTAAATGGGTTCTTGAGTTGAATTCTTTCGGTACACATACTTTCGACCCTCAAAAGGGGTCATCTGGTGCAAATTCTGGACAAAACCAATCCGGCAGTGGCGACTACAAAGTTGTCGACGGGGTTAGTCTGGAAAGCGCTCTCAAAGGCATTGCCGATCCATTGCAAAAAGCAAAGATCATCCGGGCATATTCCGCGACCATGAAATAAAGAGCTACTGCCATCACTGTAAAATCAATTTACGAACATGGCAGCAGGAGATTTTTCCGCAAGTCAAATCCTCGACGCACAAGCCAAAGTGCAAGAGTACTGGAAATCACCCGGCCCCTGGAATGCTGAATTTTCGCATCCAGTAGATACAATCCGGGCCTTGTTTTCCAAACAAACCGCAAGTGCAAGCCCGGTGCAAAACGGTGGCCGGGTAATTGGTCAACGTGTGTATTGGCCTAAATCCGGGGTAGACTCTATTACCCACAACGGTACATCAGCTCCATCCTTGGACTGTACCCTTGAGAACGGTACGCAGCTCGAAACTGATGACAAAACCTACACTGACAACATTTTTATTGTCAGTAATGTAGCTTTGACTGAAACCGACCTACGTCAAAAAAACATGTACTCGCCTGAAGAGTTGATTGCTCAAACGCTCATCAAGGGCATGAACGACATCCGTAAAAAGGTGAACGTTCTTGGGGTCAACTTTTTGAACTCCAACAAGCAAGCTAACTTGGACACGCTGGTGACAACTAGTGACCTGGGCAATGGTAACTGGGCTGTGAATGCAGACTTGGCAACCATTGAGATTCCAGTTGACGACGCCAAGAATGAAGATGCTATCGTAGAGTGGGAAACTGTTCTCCGTAACAACGATTTCAATGGCAGTTACTTCTTGATCTCAGGCCGCAAAAACTGGCGTTTGGCTTTTGACACTTCCATGTACAAGGCCCGTAACGACGACCAACGAAGCATCATGGCCACTTTTGGGGCTTATGATATGTTTTGGGATGTCCGTGACCTTGACCAGACGCTCACCGGATTCAACTCCTTCGCGGTTGACCCCAACGCTTACCTGTTTGTCAACAAGTCGTATTCTTCATTGGTGCCCGTTCAGAAGAGCGAAACACTGTGGGAGTACTACATTGAAGACCCTGACCTGATGATCATGGAGAATGGTGTAATGCGCCCTGTTCGCTACGAAGTAGTAATGCAGCGTAAGTGTAGCACCCGCAACTCCGACACCTCCATCGCTCTGGATCACCAATTTGAGATCAAGTTTTTGGGCCAAAAGAACGTCGCACCTCCAGGTATTGACGGTCAGACTGGTATCCAGAAGCTGAAAGCAGTGTAACCCAATTCCATTCACATTTTTCAAACTGAAAAAATGAAACCACAAAATATCGGCCTTGCACTTTTTGCAATGCTTTGTATCGTTCTTTCCTTCGCTTTTACGCCATCAAAAGAGGCGGTTAAAGCAAAAGATGCAGTGGAAGCAGAAAGTACCACCTCCAATTCGGTAATCTTTGCCCCAACAGCATCCACCGGAACTTCCACCAACACCGAACGGGACACCATCACCTTGGCATCAGCCTTGACGAGCAAGTGGACCGGATCAATCCAATTGAAAACAACCTCCACGTCTGGCACTCGAAGCCAAAAGGTTTTGATTTACGAAAGCAACTTTCGAGACGGAACGGGCTGGATTTTGGTAGACTCCACTGGCTCCACGTCTGCAACGGTATCAGATGTTCGCAAGGTAACTGAGGTCTACGGCCAGCGGCAAATGTTCGTGGTGAAGTCAACGGGTACGCAAGTCTCCCCGTATTCATTGCAGTTGGTCTACAAAAAATACTGATCATGGCAGAGTGCTTGGAAAACCTAGTAGGGCTGACGGATATTGATTGCGAGTGTTTTTCTGACTTGCAACCTGACGGATGGAACACCTCCGAGTCGGGGCGATACCTGACTGATCCCGAAGTAGGTTTTCCAACACTTGAAGCCGTGTTTCAATCGGTGGATTGCGGGAATGAATTTTGGGCCATGATGACCAAGGCGCGGACAGATGCCATTCGGGAGTTGCGTCACGAGCTGGGCATCATGATGAAAAAGTACAATAACCCAAGGATGCAAGCCTTTCGGGGTTTTATTGGGGAAGTAAAGAACCGTTCAAGATTCACGACCAACAAAACGTATTTGGGGATTCTTTTCAAGTTCCCACGGTGGCGCGATGCTGAACTGAAGATCACCAGGATCGGCCTGAATATTTCAGTGGCCGCAACGGTGGAGGTTCATTTCATTTCCAACGATCCTGATAATTTCCCGGCCAAAACCGTGGAGATTGAAACCGTGGCCAATCAGACCACGTTCGTAGACATTCCAGAAGTTGATTCCCCCTATATCCTACCCTTCCACTCTGAAAACAGAGATGATCTGATTTACGCGATCTACTACACCTTACCTGAAGGTGCCAGGGCGAACGAAAACAAGATCACCTGCGGGTGCAAGGGTGATGATCCGATCCGGCGCGGTACTTTCCTAGCTGGAGGGTTTACTTCCGACACTCTGGATGAACTGGAAGACATCACACCCGGCCACAGTGCAAACGGGCTTTCGGTAGGGTGTTACCTGGACTGCGACTACACCAACTTTTTGTGTAACCTGGCTGAACTATCCGGCCAAGACCTCTTGGATGATGCAGCGGCGGCCATTCAGGCCAAGGGAGCCGCTAAACTCATTTCAATGGTCATTGAGTCGGGAAGAATCAACAGGTACACGCTCAAACCGATTGAGGAGCTGTACGGAAGACGAACGCGGCTACAAAACAACTTTGTTGAGTACGTGACCGCGATTTCAAAGAACTACCGACCTGAATTATCAGGATGCTGGAAATGCAAATCCAGTGACACCTGGCAACGTCGGGCAATAAAAGCTTAAAAACAATGGCTATAAATCAATTTTTAACGTGCCCGGCAGATTGCAACGATGATTTGGATTTGGGCGCGTTGGACATCGATCAGGACTGTACAAATTATGACTTATACGACAGTCAGATTTGTGATGTTCTGATCAAACCAGACTCGGCACTGGTTGATCCAATTACCTGGGGAACAGTCTCCCCAAAGACCGCCGAAGTTGACCTGGAGCAAATTGACAACAGCAGTATTGATGGGTCTCTTTCCAAATTACTTTCGGGTATTGGTGGAATTGCGGAACCTGAAGAAGTTGTTGCCAATTATCCAAAGCTCAAAACCAAGGTCACCAAGTACATCTACACAATGAACTTCCGTATCCTGAACTTGTCCGAGGATCAGTACGACACCTTGCGGCAGTTCCAGTGCGGATGGACTTCTTTTACCTTCCGTTATGCTTCGCTTGGTGGTTTCATCTACGGCGGAGAAAACGGTATTGTTCCAAAGTCAGCTCGTACCATCTTCCCAAAAGGTGAAGGAAATGAGGATAAGGATGAGTGTATTCTGCGGATTACCTGGGAGGCCAATGGTGATCCAGACCGCAATATTTCGCCTTTCTAATATGCATTTTATTCAATCTCTTGCAATCAAATGCATATGAGAAAGCTACTACTAGCACTGATAGTTTTTTGTAATGGGATTATCCTCAATGCGCAGTCTACCGATCCGGCGGGCTGCGTATTTGAGGGCTCATTGTATTCGGATAGTTCGGAGGTGGTCATTGGACTGCCTTTTGTTTTGTGGATTCGTGACAACGGTACGGGCTGCCAATTGGCTGTACAGTACGCTACTCAAACCGGGAACCCATTTCCGGTAAAACCATCAACTATTATCCGTCTGCTTGATGACTATAATGACATTATTGACCAAGCCGGGGCCGGGGTAGTAGAATTCACCCAAAACAGCGTAGAATTCGCAGTGAACAGAGATTGGGTTGAAGCGGTTTATGAGGGGAGTTCTGGTGGTGCTATTATTGTTATCCGTGACGGTCGTACCCGTTTCCTCACTGATGAATCATACGCCATCATTCGAGCCCGGTTTATCGTTTGCCCTCCAACAGGCCCGCCGTCCTACCTTATAAATGCTGAAAATGGTTTGTATGTGGCCAATGATACGACCGTTCGCATGGGTGGCTTTTTGATTGAAAATACAAGTATCACCACCGAGGGGTATAACTGGCAGATGAAAGACACACTTTCGAGTGTGGAGTTTGGTCTGGACTACCTCACCCCTGAAACATTAGACACGACCGTTTACTGGGCACGTCGGCACGGCACACTTCGCCAAATGGTGCAACTTGGAAGGCGGTATTATTACAACTCAATTCGGGACACCGTGGGCGGCCTATACTCTGATTTTACCCACTCCTGGAACGCTGGCGACCCATTTTTGCAGTATCAAGTTTTTAATCCCCTTGCGCCTAATTCTGGCACCGCATGGCTCAAAGTGCAAAAGGATAATGCTTTTTTGGCCATGTCAAACGAAACTACAAATCCATATTACACACTTGGTTGGACTGTTTCAAATAATTCCGCAACGATTGGAGCAAGTGAAAGCGGTTCGGGCGACCCTGGGAATGGTGTTGTAATGGGTGCCTATGGCTTTGGCACTACTGAATACCTATTTATGAAAACAAAGGCCGTTGACGCTGGCACCGCTACCAATGGACAATTCTTGCAGCTTATCGACAATAGTTCAGGAGAGGTGGATTTTGCAACCATCGACCTTTCTGGATACCTTGAAATTGGAGACACCGCCGCCATGCTTGACCCTTACATTCAAGGATCAGGAACGGTGAACAGTTTGGTAAAATTCACAGCGGGGCGGGTAATTGGCAATGCGGCTATAACCGAAAACGGTAGCCGGGTGGTGATGGGGCTGCCGCAGCAATTTAAAAGCTACACAACGGTCGGAATGCCAACTTTAAGCGACTTGGATATTGTGGAGAATAGCACAACGGGTTTTTTAACGCGGTATAAAACGGGTGTCGCTGAAAATGTAATTACTAGTACAGGTGCAACAAGCGGGCAAGTTTCTGTTTTTTCCAGTGCGGGGAAGACCTACGGGACAAACAACCTATTTTGGGATAACACGAATTTTAGGTTAGGAATAGGCACAGCAACGCCATCTCAAGATGTTCATTTGCGAAAAGGAGTTGCGGGGGCTGTGCAATTCAGCGTAGAAAATACCACTTCTGGCAGTTCTGCTTATGCTGGCTATAGACTAATCAATAACACAACAGCAGTAGCGGCAGTATTCAAATTATCAGCAGGCTACACGACTTACAAAAACCAAGCCGCAAACGATTTCGGATTTATTAACACGACCAACGGGAATATGACATTCCTAAATGATGTGACTGGTGGCAATATAAGTTTTTTGACTGGTTCAGCAGGATCGGCGCAAATGACGCTTGAATCAGATGGAGATTTATATTTAACAGGAAAACTAGGCGTAGGTTTAACACCAGTTCAAAAGGTAGATATAAGGCAGGATCAGAATGCAAGCACCAGAGTGAACATTTCAAATCAAAACACAGGCACATCGGCCTGGGCTGGTATTTCGGTTGGTAATTCAACAGGTGGGGGTAGTTTGTATAAACTTTCATCAGGCTATACAACATACAAAACACAGGCAGCCAACGACCTTGGATTTATTAATACGGTATCAGGCAATATATCGATTCTAAACGACTGGGCAAGTGGGAAAATAATTCTAACCAGTGGCGCAAGTACAACCCAGCACTTAAGCGTAGAGGCAAACGGGCGAGTAGTAATTGGAAATGTGACACCACAACGCCTATTGCACGTAGAAGGGGAAGCCCGTATTTCAGACCTCACCACTGACACTCCGACTCGCATTGTCGGGGCTGATGCAGATGGGGATTTAGGGGCGCTCGCATTAGCTAACATGAGTATTTCAGGGGGAGTGCTTACGAGTATGTGGTTGAAGCCAGAGCTAAATGCAGCGAACGTAGACATCAACGCAAATGCACATTCCCTGCAATTAGATAGTCTTTCCGGATTATATCTCACCTCTCAAAGCACGGCAGATTTGGGAGGAGCGGCAATTGATCAAAAAAAGTGGCTTAACACAGCACGTACAAAATATTTTAGCAGGACACTTCACTATGATTCACGGGCTTTGATTTCCGGGGGAATGCCTGCTTTTTATAACCTTTTAACTACAAATAAAGGTAGCGGAGAGGAATATGAGTGGGTGAACGAAATGATTTGGGATACAACTAACAATGTTTTTGTACACGGGTATGGCGGTAGGTATAATGTAGGTTATTTGAAATTTGGATCATTAAGAAGTAATATAGCTGGGGTTTATTTGTCAGTTCCTCGTTTCCATTTTTTTGGCTCAAATTCGCCTGAGAACGCAACGAGCGACACGTATCACACAATGTGGGGACAATCTTCTAGCGTTTCCGACATGATGATGGGTTTGAAAGACGGTGGAAAATTCCTGATAGGCGCAGATTCTACTTTTATTTTCGATCCTAATACCGACTTATTGACCATTACAGGAACCGCTAAAATAACAGGAAGTACCGGAACACCAACTGCTGTGATGGGCAGAGACGGTAGCGGCAATATTTCAAATATTGGTTTATCTGGTTTATCCGTTATTGCTGGCGTTCTCACAGCAACCGGGTCAAGTGATGGTAACGGCATTTATTCAAACTCAGGAACCCTGGCTAATCACACCACCCGCGCAAGGATACCTGATGATGGAAATTTGTTATTCTCGCAGCTATTCAATTCAAGCGCTGACAGCATGTATTTGTTTTTCCGCAACAATGGAGGCGGGGAGCGGTCATTTGGATTTGGACTGACAGATACTTTGTCGGGCGGGTACAGCAAAGCGAAGTTTTCGTCTGATGGGAGCGGCGTCATGAACTGGGAATTTTCAACGTCAGACGGAGTATTTGGAAACACAACGGTCAAGGCTTTTGAAGGCGATTTGGATTTTTCGGTTAATACTGGAAATATTGGCCTCACTACGCCCGTGGATTCTGAAATCAGGATGACTGGGCTTATCAGGGCAAAGCAGGAAGCATATTATGAAATCAATAGCACCTCAAGCCCGCAAACTTTCAGCAACACCTACTCTGATAATTATGTGAATCAGGGATCAACCCAAGCGAGTTTCACGTTTCTATTTCCAGCAAGCCCAGAAGACGGGCAAATTTTAATGATCACTTGGGGTAATGCAATTTCAGCGGTTACTTTGGATGGCAATGGGAACACAATAACCGGGACGGCAGTCACTACTGCAGTATCGGGGACTAGGCGTATGTTTAAATTCTACGCCTCTTCAAATAAGTGGGAAAAAATCTTTTAATCACAACACAGATAACATGAAAAACATCATCTTTTTGTTGCTTTTTGCACCACTTTTTGCTTTTGCACAGTATTCCGAAAAGGATGTAAAGTCAGATTCAAGTTGGTATTTCATCCAAAAAAATGCCTGCGACACCCTTGTTTGGTGGGAGGGTCACGAAATCACCTTAAAGGATGGCCGTAAATTCCAACCCCTCCCGGCCCCAATTGGGTGGAATGATAAAATCGACTGCTCCACAATGCCGGATGCTTTTATCAAGGGCCGTGATACCGCACAGCTTTACGCTTATTTCGCCAATACCCAAATCATCGACCCAGGTAGGCAACAAGCCAGGGCGGCACAACTGATGATCTTTGAAAACCAGTTTAAACGGAGCCTGAAACGACTTGACCAAACCTTTTTAAATTCAAAACTGGGGTCGCTTTTCAAGTTTGTGGAAAAAACCTATGGTGACCCAATGTTAGGCGCTTACAAATACGTGACCATTGGAGCCGACGGTAAACAATCCATCAACGCTGCCGAAATCATCAAACGACCAAATGGAAACTATTCACTAAAAGTTGGGCAAAATACATTTGGCCTGAATATTTACGGCGATGAATGGATTGAATTACTCGGGTTGCCCGGTTCCAAATCTGTTTCGCTTTTCAAGGTTGGGACGAAAGATAGGTGGTCAAGCCCCAACCTTGAACACCAGCTAGTGAGCAAGGACAAATTCATCATCGATGCAAAAACGGTGAAATGAAAATCCTGAAATCGAATTGGACGTGGGCGGTTTTATGGGCACTTGTCATATTGTGGGCATCATCGTGCGAACCGGAACCATTACCGATTCCAACGCATTTTCAAACCGTAAAAAAGGGCGAAAACTACGCCACACCCCGCCAGGCCAAACCACGGATTGCCCCTGATTCTGTGGGCTGGATTATACGTTTTATGCCAAATTGCGCATACATCCTATATTCCACAGACGGCACAGTTTCGGTAGATCAGCAGGACTGGAATAAAACCTGCGGGCTCATGTTTCACCCCTACGACCCGCATGTGAATACGGCCATGCTGGGATGGCGCCACAACATTGAAGCCCGAAAGATTGAAGTCAATTTTTACCACCACATCAGCAAGGAACGAGACTACACACCACCACTACACGCCTTTGACTTTGAAGAGGGCTTTGAATACCGGATAGTACCACGATACAGCGACGGAACGATTACAGAAACACTGTGGACTTTGGACGGAAAACTGATCAAGTGCATCCAGTTCCAGTTTCCAGACTTGAAAGACAAATGGAGGATCCTTACGCAAGAGATAAACCTTTATTTCGGCGGCAACCGTAAAGCTCCGCAGGACGTGACGGTTTACAAACGACTTCTAAGATATTATTAACCAGCCAGTCCCCCGACGAACACTGTAATGAAATACAAACAACTGCTTGACGAAATTGGAATGTCAGCACCCGCCATTTTTGCCGGGATCGCTGGAGGGTCGGTGATTGTGATGAAATACCGGGACATTTCCTTACGCCGGGCCATGGCCATTGTAGTGGCATCGGGAATTGCCGCTGGGTATTTGACCCCGTTGGTTATTCACGAAACAGGCATGAATGAAAAGCTCATGGGAGCCATTGGGTTTTGCATTGGACTGCTTTTCATCCTACTCTTGGATGTGGTGATTGCCTACATCAAATACTTTTCACTGCACCCAAAAGAAATGCTTGGGATTCTGATTTCAATTATTCCATTTCGTAAAACCAAAACACAAAATGAAGAGACTTTTATTGATAACGATGACCCTGCTACTGAGTTTGACGGCGGGCCAGAGCCAGATCAACAAGGACAGCCTTAAACGGTACGAAAAGCTACTAAGGCAGGAAAAAAAGGAATTCAAATACAACCTTGGAAAAGGCGGGTATGATGTGGGGATTTTCCCGGGCGAAAGTCCGGCATTCCAGATTCGTACAACTTCACAACCATTGGCGGCGGTGTCCTGGGGGGCAACTTTGGTAGGTGGTGGTGAATATCGAGGCAAGATTGCAGCAAATGCCAAGCGACTGGTGATTGTTGACGTATTTGACACGGGAGAACCTGACCACATTGACCTACAAGGAACCAAGCTTTTTGCAAAGTCCTACACCGGGGAGCCGACAGCAGACGGCCACGGCCATAGCACCCACGTAGGTGGCACCATCGCGGGAAATCCTTCAGGTGGACTTATCTCACCAGCGGCGGGCTTAGTTGACGCCAAAATGATCAAGGTTGTCTACCGAAAGGTTTTATCCAACAGTGGATCAGGGTCATTCACATGGATTGAGAATGCAGCCCGCGAAGCCCTGGCCGACGCAAAGGCCAATATCGCCAAAGGGTATTTCTGTATCTGGAATTTTTCTCTTGGGGGTGGATCAGGTGGTTACGCTCCACTAGATGCACTTTTCACTGAAGCCCGTAAAGCTGGAGTGTTGGTTTTTTGCGCTACTGGGAACAGTTACAACCGAGGGGTGAACTATCCGGGGAACTACAAGGACAACATCGGGATCGCAGCAGGTAAACAGGCTGGACAAACCATCGAGCGGGACAGCTATTCGACGTTTGGACCCGAGACGTTCTTTATTGAACCAGGTTCCCAAATCATGTCCACCATCACCGGGCAGCAGTACGCCGCTTGGAGTGGAACAAGTATGGCGACGCCACACGCATGTGCGATAGCCGCGGTAGTAGCTTCTGTAAATCCGACATGGACAAGCGAAACCGTTTTGGAGTTCATGCGATCAAAGGCCTACGATCTGCCACCTACTGGCCGGGATGAAAATAACGGATGGGGGTGGCATCGGTTTGTAAATCTACTGGACGGGGGCACCCCTCCTCCCCCACCATCATGCGCCGCTCCAATTGACGGTCAAATCCAAATTAGCCCCGTGACGGCCACAACGGCTGGATTCACATGTAGTGCTAGTGCAACGGCTTATTTGTGGCGATGGCGACCAACGGGGACGGCAACCTGGGCCAACAGCGAGACGGCAAAGGGGAATGTATCGGTACAGGGCTTGCAATCCAATACGGATTATGAAATGCAGGTGGCCATCAAATGCAGTTCGGGGCAATCGGCATACTCCACGGTGAAGAAATTCAAAACCCTTGGCTCAACTCCAGTCTTGCCCGTAAAGCCTGAAGTATGGACGGCGAATCTGGCCATTCCACCAGGAGATGTTTTTTACCAGTCATGGAAGACTCAGGGCCAAACCCAAAGTCAGCAGCTTAAAATCCGGGGACTGGCATTTGAGGTGACCACCAACCTTTACGGGGATGCGATTTACGACTTGGTGCAAAAAACCGTTTCCAAGTTCTTCCAAAACTCCATGTTGATTGTCCGGGACAAAGACGACTATGTGACCACCACCAGCTGGACGGCTCATTTTCTAAGGATGCACCTGGAGCGTGAACTTACTCAGTACAACGTAAAAGTCAAGGTTACCCACATCACTGGAGAGGACACGGTTGCCCGATACTGCGAGTTCACAAACCCAACTATGCCGCTTGTACTTGACACGGAAACTTTCAGCGCAGAATTGAAGGAGGTACAACCCGGAACGGTCCGGTGGTGGTACGAATATTAAATCAAAACCAAATAATTTTCAACGATGATTTTCTCAAAACAAATTCAAGAACTAAAGGAAAAGGCTTGGCCTTTTTGGTTGACCTTATTGGCCAACTTGGGTATCAATACGACCAAAAACGCATTGGCAAAACGACTGCCAGACAACTCACCGGAAGAGATTCTGACCGTGAACCTGGCATCCATCATGCTGGCCATTGTCAAATTCATGTCGGATGAAATCACCGACAATGCCAAGCAGGTACGGGAGGGTTTATTGAAGTGGCTCAATGAGTTCATGACTCCATTTGTTTTCAACCTGTTTCAGCCAGCGGTCGAAAAGATCAAGCAGGCCTACAACCGGGCAATGGTGCAATACCTGAAGGATACCACGGAAGAAATAGCATCGCTGCTCACTGATTCCATTGCGCCAAATAATGAACAGATTTCGGAATACCTTGATGGCGAGTTCCGAAAACCAGAAACCAAGGATTTAGTGATCAATCAATTTGCCAAAGGGAACCTGGATAACTCGGGCCTTGATGGGGACTTGGTAGCGTTTTTGACTGAAGCATTGGGTATTGGCTGGGATGCGCTGCTTGGGACCGACGCAAACGCCCTGTCTGTGATCAACGTCCAAGAATTGCCAGATGTGAAGATTGTTACTCTGAACATGAAAAATGGAACGGTTGCAACCTTGACTTTTGCACAGGCCGCATAAGAATTTGTTATCTGTTGTATCCTTGTAATGAAGGGGGGTCAATTGGTTTTGGCTCCCTTTCTGCATTCTTCTAATTCTCTTTCAAGCGTATTCAACCTGCCTTGCAATTCCCTTACTTTTTTATTGGCTTCTTTCAACTCTAAAACCCGATCCCTCAAAAGCATCGGTTCATCATTTTGCAGGAAATATTGAATGTTTATTCCTTTTGCTTCCAATGATACCATCTTTGCCACCTCCGACCTACTAAATGCCTCCTTTTGAGTTTTTCTGGACACACTAGCCTGGGTAGAATTGATTAATTCGGCTAGTTCAACTTGAGTCAATTTTAAGTACTCCATTGCTGCCAAAAGTCGCATTCCAGCGTGCATCTAAAATATTTTTGGTGAAAAACTTGTTTTTAAGTTGCAATATGCGTTTTTTTACATGAAACGCATATTTCATTGCGTTCAACATAATTAAAATTTTCTTAAATGACAACTGTTTTAGAAAAAAAACTTAGAAAGAAATCCGGGCAGCCTAGAAAAATGGCTGATACTCATACAAATATGACGGTGGCAGTCTCCGACTTTTCTTTAATCAGGGATGTTCAGGAGATCACAGCCGGGGTTGACATCCCCGTTACGATGACCGCAGCCGTCCGTTTAAGCCTTCGATTTTTTAAGCAAGCCATAGACGAGGGATACTTCAATGACCTGGAGCTTGCCGAATTCATCCAAAACAATAAAAAGGCATAAAACAAATTCTTCCTATTCACCCCCCTGGCTTTTTGCTATTTCCAATAACCTACTAACACTGACACTGTAATGGGGAATGTGAACCACAATCTTGAAACAGAGCTGAAACGCTCTACTCCAGAACAAACAGAAGATGTTATACTGGATGTAATTTTATTACTGGTTGAGTCGGAGAATTTTAATGAGTTGCCACTCCGGCAAAGATCAAACATGACCACAGAATTGGCCGAACTTGGTCGATTCAAAAAACGATTAGCCAATGATTATATCGCCAAAAGACAGCAGACTGATCCTGGTGTACCTGGAGCAACCGGAGTTTAAGACCCTTAAATTCAAAATGAGTCAGGCGATAAAATCAAACGACGACCTTGATGCACCTATCACAAACGAGATGATTTTAGGATTCAAGGCTTGCGTTGGGTTATTCCGGCGCAAGCTTTCGTCTCAAAACATTGACATTCCAGCAGGGCAAAAGATTGTAAACCAGCATCTTAAAAATTTGGACAGACTGGAGCTTGTTTTTTTATAAAATAATTATGCATTTTATTCGTTTTAATGAATAATGTGTATATATTTGCATAAGCAATACGCCCAGATTGGAAGCCTGACCGTATTGCAAGGTTTTTTCATGAAGATTATGATTTGTTAAGAAATGCTCGGCGCTTCCACATGTAGCTGAGCATTTTCTTTTTTATCAACATTGTAAACCTTGCGCGATGATACAAAAAACCGTAACTGCACGAAAATCGCACACCTGCGACACTTGTTCCAAAGAAATTAAAAAAGGGCAAAAATACGAAATCCAGCAGCACCGTGTCCCTCGTTTTGATGTGTTTGATCCATATACGGGTTCTTATGAAAAACAAGTTGGGGTTGAGTTTCTGACCTACAAATCCTGTATTTCTTGCCTTGATTCGCTGTATTTACCTCAATGCGGAATATACCCATGTGAATTTATTCCCGAAAGAAACATGGATGATAATGGAGTGCCGACAGGGCGTGAAGTTTGTGTCAATTGTGGAACCATCAAAACCCCAGCCCAATGATAAACCTAGATACTCGCATACTCGACAAAACAAGTCCAGATGGGCTTTATCTACTGTGTAGAATTGCTGCATACATGAATGCAAATCGTTTTTGTTTCCCATCAAACAAGTCTTTAGCGGCTTCAACCGGGTTTTCAGAAAGCAAAGTAAACCGGGTAAAAAAAGAACTTATTGAGCAGGGGTTGCTTTCCTGTGAATTTAGATTTAGGGAGGATAAAAGCCAAACGAGTTCGGTTTATAAAATAAAAACTGGATTGATCGCGGTATTTGTAAAAGGCGATGACATGTCAGAATTGACACCCCCCCTTGTCACTGGTGCCCCCCCCCCCCGTTGTCATGGATGACACCCCCCCGTCTTCACCAGTGACACCCCTTGAAGTATTAGAAGATTTAAGTATTATTCAGTATGAAGTATTATCTTCTGAAACTATCGTTTCAGAGCCTTTGCTGGAAGTTGATGAAATTGAAGATTTAGAACAGCAGATTTATCATTCAAAAACAACTCAAAATCCAAAGAAAAAAGTTGCGCAAAAAAAGAAAGGTTTTAATCCTAATGCAGCACCAGTTGATGAAATGTACAAAATGTACACCGAAGCCTTCAAACGAGTAAGCGGTGGAGAAACACCAGTTGCACAGAGAAAAGACTTTGTGGCCCTAGCTTCGATTCATAAAGCTCTACTGGAACGGGCCAAAGAAAAGGACGAAGACTTCATTCCAAAGACCCCGACCGATTTGTGGAAAGTCTTTTTGGATAAAACTGAAACCTTGGTGAAGAGCCCAAAAGAAGCATGGCTTCACGATAATTTCACCCCATCGGTTTTTTGGTCGCAATTCAATACGATTTTGGTGAAGATCAAAAATCCAGCAACTCAAAAGCCCATCATCCCCCTTTACCGGGAAGATGGTTATTCCAAATCAAATGTTTTATTTTAAAATCCATAGTTATGAGAAATAAGAAAAAGCCAGTGAAATCGGCAAAACCAACAATCAGTCAACAGATCACAAAGAAGTACAACGAGCTTCTGGAAGATGTTTTGACAAACGATTTTTACAAAAAGGATTTGACCAACAAAGTCAACGTCTACACCTGTCCGGATGGGCACATCACCAAAACCGTAGACGTAGACGCTGGAGTAACACCGTTCATGCACAAGTGTAGCAAGTGCAATAAGTGGGCAACTAGTTCTTTTCACAAGGACATTGCACGAAACGAGGAACCAGTTGAGGAGTGGTATCGGCCAACCTTGGAAGAGACGCTAAAGTTGGCCAATAACACAGCATTGCTTGACCATGTTTTGAAGGGCGGCTTGCTATGTCGGAAAATTGTCAAAACCTAAAATCCCGTGCAATCATGAAAACAAACAACGACTTCACAGAAGTTGACCAGCAGGCATCAAAGGACTTTGCCCTTGGCACCTGGACTGAAATTTGCCAAACCTGCAATGGTCACGGGTCAATCATAAGGATGAAAAGTGCGGTTGTTGGGTTTGTGTACACGCCTGAAACCTGCACTGAATGCAATGGAACTGGTGAAATTGATTACGAAAATCCACAAGAACACCAGGATGGAAAAAATAATTGACACCACCACCACAATGGAAGAGATTTTGGATAAAACCCAGCTCTCTCCAAATCATGGCCGGGGGTTCCTTGGTAAAAACTCCGACTTTGGAAAACCAGTAGAGGAAGTTGGCCAGGTCCTGCAACGCCTGGATAAATTCGAGTGGAAGGAAACGGAAAAGACGGATCCGCTTTCCAGTGCTTTAATCTGGCATAAAAAGCGGATCAACACTGGGCATATTGAACAGGTGATGACCTACAAGGACGCGAAGAAACTTTTCGCTGACTTTTGGGCCGATTACATTCCAGAGGATGACAAGTTTTTTGTACACCCTCAGAATGTGACCAGCGTACAGAACATTTTGAAGTGGGCCATCGGAGACCCTGAATCCACAATCCCGCTGAACAAATCGGTCTGGTTGTGGGGTAACGTCGGAAGCGGGAAGTCGATCTTTGCTACCGCGCTCCACGACCTGTTCATGTATTTGTACGAATCACCTGGAGATGTGAAATTCAACGGGAAACCCTGGGAGTTTGCAGACATGAACCTGCTTTTTGTAAAGGCGAAGTTTGACCCGACCGCTTTCAAGGTCTTAAACACTGACTACTGCCTGATCTTGGATGAACTCAAAGAAACTCACTTTATCTACCGCCACTTTGGGCAAGATCAAAAGATCATCGGTGACCTTCTTTCCGCTCGATACTCAGCTTGGAAAAAGAACAACGTCCGAACTTTGATCACCACCAACCTTTCACCTGGAAGCGATCCCCTCAAAGAGATTTTGGATCATCGGGAAATCGACCGGGTGGTTGAAATGTTCAAGTCAATCCAGTGGCACGGAGAAAGTTTAAGAAAAAACTGATTTTATGCTTGCAATTATGCATAATATTAGTAATTTTGTATAAAATGAATAATCAAACGTTGGTGCATGAAAACTTACAATGAATTTATCAGCTCAAAAGTAGTTCAGGCTCAAAAGTCTGGATTTTCGGTCAATCCTGATCAGCTCCACCCGTCTTTGTATCCCCATCAGCGGGATACGGTTCTTTGGGCCTTAGATGGTGGTTGTCGTGCAATCTTCTCTTCTTTTGGTTTGGGCAAAACACGGGTCAACATAGAGATATGTAGGCAGGTCCTTCAGCATGAAGGCGGCCAAGCTCTTATTATTGCCCCATTGGGAGTTCGCCAGGAGTTCACCCGTAAAGATGGGCCTGAAATGGGGGTTGAGATTGAGTATGTCAGGTCTAACCATGAAGCAGAAATGATAATGTTTAGTAGGCAAATGGAAGAAGAGGATCTTTTGCCGGTATTCATTACCAATTACGAACGTGTACGTGACGGCCACATTGACCCGTCGAAGTTCACCGTCGTTTGCTTGGATGAAGCCTCTATCTTGCGCTCTACAGGTTCCCTGACCTTTGATACTTTTATGAATGTTTTCCAGGGGGTGAAATACCGTTTTGTATTCACGGCAACTCCAAGCCCAAATCGCTACATTGAACTGATCAATTACGCCCATTTCCTTGGAGTAATGGACCGGGGCCAGGCTCTAACTAGATTCTTCAAACGTGACTCCCAAAAAGCTGGCAACCTGAAAATTCACCCCCACAAAGAACGTGAATTTTGGTATTGGGTTTGCTCCTGGGCTTTGATGCTGTACAAACCAAGCGACCTTGGGTACAGTGATGAAGGATATGAATTACCCGAAATGAAGGTGATCTTCCACGAAATCCCAACCGACCACACCAAAGCCTGGGGCAAAACTGATCAAAACGGGCAAGCCTTCCTACTTCAACATGAGGCTATGGGCCTTGTAGCTGGAGCGCAGGAAAAAAGAGAAAGCCAAGTTGAGCGACTCGCCAAAGCCAAAGAGATTGTATCACAAGACAATACTTCGCACTGGTTGATCTGGCACCACCTGGAATCTGAACGTGCAGGCTTGGAAAAAGCAATTCCAGAAAGCACTTCTGTTTATGGTTCCCTTGACCTTGAAACCCGTGAAGACCGGGTAATTGGTTTTTCAAATGGAGAAATCAGGATCCTGAATACAAAACCTGAATTGTCCGGTTCAGGCTGCAACTTTCAACGGCATTGCCACAAAAACATTTTCCTTGGAATCAACTATGATTTCAATGATTTCATTCAGGCAATCCACCGGACGCACCGTTTTTTGCAAAAAGAATCGGTTGAGGTCCATATCATCTACACCGAAACCGAACGGGCAATCCTTAGTGAGTTGAAAGCGAAGTGGAAACGCCACGAAGAGATGCAGGCTACCATGCGGGAAATCGTATCTGAGCACGGATTGAACCAGCTGTCAATGGTCAAGGCACTGCAAAGGTCGTCCACTGTCCAGCGCCAGGAGATGTGGGGCAAAAAATGGAAGTTCATTAATAACGATTGTGTGCAGGAATGCCAGGGAATGAATGACAATTCGGTTGACCTGATTGTGACTTCAATCCCCTTTTCCAATCATTACGAGTACACCCCTTCTTACCTAGACTTTGGGCATACCGATAACGACGCACATTTTTTTGCCCAAATGGACTACCTGATACCGGAACTGTTACGGATCACCAAACCAGGCCGGGTTGCTTGCGTCCATGTGAAGGACCGTATTTTCTACGGCTCCCAAACTGGTACCGGATTCTCCACGGTCAATCCATTCCACGCCAAAACCATGTTCGCATTTATGCAGCACGGCTGGGAATACATGGGAATGGCCATTATACCCACGGATGTGGTTGCGGAAAACAACCAAACCTACCGCCTGACCTACGGTGAGATGGTCAAGGATGGCACCAAGATGGGATTTGGTTCACCCGAGTTCCTGCTTTGTTTCCGTAAACCGCAGTCTGATAAATCCAAAGCTTACGCAGATATTCCAGTGACCCACAATAAAGATGAATACGGGTTGGGCCGCTGGCAGGTTGACGCTGACGCTATTTGGAGAAGTTCGGGTGATCGGTTATTGGACATTGACCAACTTGTGAAGATTGCCGGAGGAGAAAATGGCCTAAAGATTGTCAAAAAGAAGCTCCACGACTATTTCAACGAATCCGGGTACGACTACAAAACCCACATCGAGGTTGCTGAAAGACTGAACGAAAAAGGGAAACTACCTAAAACATTCTCCCTCCTCACTCCACCAATGACCGATGAGGCAAAGGAATGGATTTGGGATGATGTAATCAGAATGCGTACCCTGAACCTGAACCAAGCCAACCGGAAAAAGGAGCAGCATGTTTGCCCGCTTCAGTTGGATGTTGTTGAAAGGTGCATTGAACGGTTTTCAAACAAAGGAGAGGTGGTTTTTGATCCTTTCGGAGGTATCGGAACCGTACCTTACAAGGCAGTTGAGATGGGCCGCTATGGCCTAGGAACCGAATTGAATAACGAATACTACAAAGATGCTTTGCATTACCTAAAGAGCATTGAGTTGAAGATAAGCGCACCAACGCTGTTTGATTTGATGGGGGCAGCTTAGGCTGCTCCTTTTTATTCAAAACATTCAAATTACTGTATAAAATGAGTGAGGTTGAAATCCTATTTGAAATACTATACGAGCTTGCCAAAGAGCAGGCTTCAAAAATTGAAACAGATGAAAAAGTGGGACAATAACACTTGGTTGATCTTCGCCATTGGTGTGACTGTTTTGGCGGTGATCCTGTTTTAAAATATACTTGTTTACCGCTGGGAGGTTGAGGCATTAGGTGCTTCCTTCCCGGCTCTTCACCTTTAAATCCGTAGTTATGAAAAGCAGACCGATATTGTTTTCAAAAGATATGGTTGAGGCTATTTTGCAGGGGCGCAAGACTCAAACCAGGAGGATTATTAAAGATTCGTTCAATGGATGTTGGACAAACGGCGGCCCGCATCCATGCCCAAATGATCCGGTAGTAATGCATCCGGGTGAGTTGATTAAGGATTATGAAGGGCAGTACCACCGATACGAAGCAGAAGTTGTTGAGGCTTGGTTTCATTGCTCCACAATGGATAAGTTGGCCAAATGCCCATATGGTAAGATTAGTGACATTCTTTACGGGCGGGAAGCATTCTACGCTTATGGATATTGGGATAAAGATATTTTAGGGAACTGGACTTTCTTTGACCTTTCTGACCTTAATGATATTGGTTGGAAATATGAAAATGATCCACCTGATTCAATAATGAAAAAAAGAGAATTTCAGGTAAAGGGATGGTTTAAGCGCCCATCTCTTTTCATGCCCAAAAAAGCGTCCCGAATCTGGCTCCAAATCACCGACATCCGAGTTGAAAGGCTGATGGATATTTTGGAGAAGGACGCGATTGCCGAAGGGATTTTGCGCCGAGAATCCGGAGCATGGCAAGACTACTCTCCAAAGTTTGCCTCTTTTTGGTGTGACCCAATCAAGAGTTATATTTCCCTTTGGAATTCCATCAACGGCAAAGACGCCCACAAAATCAACCCATGGGTTTGGGTCATCGAATTTGAGAACATAGGATTTGAAAAGGCAGCAATGCTACTTACTCACGGCGAAAAAGCGTAATCATGGCACTAACCTTCTTACCTCCAAAAAAAGATTTGGCCATAATCATCATTGTGGCGGTCATGATTTCGGCGGCTATCTCAATGGTCATTGGCTATTGAAAAATACCAGAAGAAGAATACTGTTGGTACGATGTAAAGTACTTGCATGTATCAGGGCGAGAAATCACCAAGCCAATCTATTCCATATTTCTTCAAACAAATCGACAAAATCCAACCCATTCCAGCGGATTTGGAGTGTCGGCAATTCCCTTTGTGATGTCCAATAAAAAATACTTCCGCCGCATCTCCCTCGAACTGAATCGTTCACCGTATTACGTTCAAGAGGGCAAGCCTAGTCTTTTGATCAATTTTTTGATCAATCAAAGAAGTCACGACCACTCACCTTCGTGGCTGACGCGAACAGTTGCAAGACACCTAAAGGACATTGGTTTTTTCCAGTGGTATCCCGGTAGGCACGTAAATGGAAAACTTATTCGCACTGCTCCATTGGATTCGTTGATGCTTCATGCTGAGAATGCTTTTAGGAACCCGATCAGAAGATCATTAAGTCAGCCCTGTTTTTTAGAGTCGTCTTTATTGGGGCACGGGATAACGATATTTTGTGACAACCAATACCATAGTGGGAATGTCTGTTGCGGATGGTGCTATGTGGACACAAAGGATGAAACGATAGTGCTTAAACTGGACAAAGGGAAGTGGGTTGAATCTCACAGGAACTCGAAAGGTGATCAAGATTTACCATTTTAACAACCAATATCATGAAAATATCAGCCATCTCAACTGTTGAATTTGCAATGGTCAATGGAGAGCCAACAATTCATAGCGCATCTGTATCAATGAATATCCCTCCACCGCTTGACGAAAATCAATATTTTGGAACTGATGGGAATTTGAATAAATTTGGAGTACAGGCCGCAACCGTGACGCTGATCCAAGGATTGATTGCCAACATACATGGAGCACATCAAAACGGATTAAGAGATAGTGCAGAGCATTTGCGGTACATTATTTCTCAGCTTGAGCAGGGGTTTGTTGCTCAGGTGGAAGTTCAACGTTAAATTATAATCCGAAAACCATAGTCATGAAAAAAGCCATTTCTTACGCCCGCGTCAGTACTGGAAAGCAAAAAGACGGTATCTCCACCGACTCTCAACACGAACGGAACCGGAAAGATTGCCTTACTATCGGCTATGAGGTGGTAAAGGAATTCACTGAAGTGGAGTCCGGCCAGGATGAAAATAGGCCAGTGCTGCAAAAGATATTCCAAGAGTGCCAACGCAGAGCCCGGGGGAAAGATAAGATTGAGCTTTTGGTAATTCACGACTGGGATAGATGGTTCAGAAACACGGTTCAATCCGCTATCTGGAGAAACCGTTTTCAAGAAATTGGGGTGATGGTGAACAGCCCGCAGCCTCACCTTTGGCTGAACTCCGAGGACGGGGGAAGCATTGTCATGCATGCCCTACGGTCCGGTATGGCTGAAGCAGAAAGCAGGGCCATCTCAAGCCGTACCCGTCGCTGTTTGTATCAATGGAAAATGGAAGGGTACTACCTCCATCAGCCGCCACGGGGCTACATTCGGGCCGGGAAAGATGAACGGGGGAAATGGATGATAAAGCCGGATCCTGAATTACAACCACTGTACGAGCAAGTGTACAAACTCATTGCCACGGGCACTCCAGCTCTACACGCCTACCAACAACTTGGAGGCCGTAAAGTATTTGGAGCCAAACAAAGCTACCTGGACAACCTACGTAATCCGGTGTACGCCGGAATGGTGGTGGCCAAAACGTCACTGGCTGGATATGAAACCAAAACCGTGCCGGGTAAATTTCAGGGGCTTGTAAGTTGGGAGCTGTTCAATCTGGCCATTGACGTAATGGATGGAAAAGTAAAGCCTGGGAAAACAAAAGAATCAGACTCCCTTTTCCCAGCCAAACGTTCACTACGGTGCCCAACATGCCACGGACATGTTTCCAGCGACATGCCCCACAAAAGAAACGCTGGAGGGATTAAGGTGTACTATTATTATAGGTGTATCCAAAACCAAAAACATTTCCGTATCCCAAAGGAAAAGGTGGACACGGCCATCATCAACATGTTGGCTGAATTGAAATTTTCCGAACCGACCAAAAAGGAGCTGGTGGACATCCTTAGGGAGCGTACCGACAAAGAACGCAGGAGCCTCACCTCCACCCTATCGAGCCTGAATGAAAAACTACAATTGGAGTCCGACCGAATGGCCCGGGCTTTGAAGCTGCTTGTAGACGGTACCTTGTCCCGGGCTGAGTATGACAGTCTACTCAAAGCAAAAGGTGAGATTGAGGCTCAAATACGGAACACCGAGGCCCAAATCAAAAGAATGGATTTTGTGAAGTCAATCTTCGCCTCATTTGTGGAAGACCTATCCAAGATCATCGATCACCTGGACAGCCTAAAACTCCACAAGTTTTTGAGGATTTTGTTTCCTGATGGTTTCCTTTTGGATGGGCAAATTTTCCGAACCAATAGAATCAACACTTTATTCCTGTTAGTGCCTGAAAAACAAAGGCTTTGGAAAACCATTGAGGTAAACCAAAGCCTGTTTGCGACGGAAAGTGTCGCCATGGGTGCATTACCGGATCATTTCCGAACTGACCTAGAGCAATTCGCTCTGTTTATCCACCAATACAAGGCTGCATAATGGATTTACTATTGACGTTCAAACAGAATGGCTCAAGCAGGGTTTTTGCATTCCCGGTTGACGCTGATATTCGAGAAATTTATCACTCCGCCCCCTATCCAAGTGGATCAAAAGTTTATCAGGTAGATACCTACATTTCTTTCAAAACTGATAATGCCATCTTTTTTAAAGGGATGCAGCCTTGCATGTATCTCATGGGCATTGAGGTGCCTGCCCTTGATTGTAGATTCCCTGATATCCCCTCAATAATGATTGACTCGGTTAATTTTGTTAAGGAAATGGTTGAGTTGAAAATTATCTCAAACTCTAAAATACCGCAATTACAATGAAATACGCAATCTACCACAGCGCAGACCTCGACGGGATCACCTGCGGGGCGCTGGCAAAAATCGCACATCCAGACATCAACCTGATCGGGTACGACTACGGGCAACCGCTGCATGAAATTGAAGCCATGCCGGATGGATCGGAGGTTTACATGATGGATGTTTCACTCAAGAAAGAGGAAATGTTTAAACTTGGAAAGCGGGTAGACCTCATTTGGATTGATCACCACAAATCCGCTATGGTTGAGGTCATGGAAAGCAATTCCAATCAGCAATTAAATCATCACGTTTATCTTTACAACGACGGGAAAAACTACAAATCAATCCGTTACATTCACTGTAACTTTTAATTGTACAACTTCTGTTTCTTACCAATGGAGAAAAGGTGGAAGTAATATAATAGGAGCTACAGGTACTGCAGGCGCCGGAACTGGAGTAACAGCAAGCTATACAATTAGCACGATTACTATGGGTAACGAAGGAAGTTACGATGTCGTTTTAACAGGATTAAATACCGTTACTAGCAGCGCTGCAACTTTGCATTTATCTCCAAGAATAATAAGCACACAAGATCCTGTTGGGTCTTATTCAATTCATTATAGCAGTCAAAATACAAATAATTCAGACGTATTAAATTTATCAGTTACTAGCGCAGATGGAGAAACTCCTTTAACTTATCAATGGTATAAGAATAGTAGTATTTTAGGAACTTCAAATGGAGCTAATACGTCAACTTATACAAAATATTCGACAAGTACAGATGGTGGAACATATTTTTGCCGAGTTACTAATGCTTATGGAAGCGCAGATACTGGAAATTTTGTAATTTCTGTATCTGACGGCGTGCCATCAATAAGCGCTCATCCAT